CGAAGGGACCGACGGCAAAAAGGACCCTTACGCGCTGGCGGCCTACATCGCGCGCGCCGTGACGCTCACGGGCAAGGGAGCGAATCAGAAATTGACGGCGGCCGATTTGCCGGCGCTCCTCAACGCTATGACCGTGGTCGAGAGCGGCCTACCAAATTCCGCAATGCGCGGCCCTCAGTCGGGCGCTACGCCGGGTACCGTGGGTCGCACTGGCGGGACGGCGCCGGCCGCTGCGGCGGGCAATACGACGACCGTCACGGTAGGAAAGATCGAGGTCAACTCCTCGAACGCCGATCCGACTCAAGTCGCCAATCAGACCGGCGACGCCTTGCAACGTAAGTTCAGTGTCGCTCAGGCGAATACGGGGCAACAATGAGCATCATTACCGTAGGCGCGGGCGCCGGCCTCGGGATCGCGATCACGGTTCCGCTACCGCCGTTCCCCAATGTGCCGAACCTTCCCGGCGTGCCGCAGATTGCGCGCGCGCTGTTGTTTCAAGCTTTGGCGCCGCCCGCGCTAGGCTTCGCCGCCGAGCCCGGTATATTGTGGCAAGCGACTCAAGCCGCGCCCGTGTGGGGCGTGTTCGACGCGAACAACAATGAAGTAATCAACGCCGACAGCGTTCAGGATTTCGGATGGCGGCAAGAGTATCGCGTCTCGAACTACCAGATACAGCGCGGAGCCTTCGCGAGTTTTAACAAGGTCGCGCTACCGTTCGAGTCCTCGGTCGTTCTGAGCAAGGGCGGCTCGCTGTCGGCCCGTACTACATTCTTGCAGCAAATCGACACGGTCGCGGCGTCGCTGGCTTTGTACAAGATTTTGACGCCCGAGAAAACCTATTTGAATGTCAACGTGACGCGGCCGGAACTCTCGCGGCGCGGCGCGGAGAACGCTTGCTTTTTCGACGTTGAATTGTTCTTTGTGCAAATCGCCGAGGTCGAGCAACAGTACAGCACGTCAACGCCCGGCGCCCCGTCGACGGCGAACTCGTCCGTGCCTAGCGCGGTACCGCCAATCAACAGCGGACAGAACAATCCGCAGACGCCGAGCACGGCCGTACAGTCGGCGGCGCTTGCCGCGATCGTGCCGCCGTCGCCGACAGGTTAGCCACATGAAGCAAGTACAAATTAACGCCGTGCCGTCGCAGACGCTTAGCGTAGTGCTCGGCGGGCAAAGCTGTCAGATTGCGCTGTATCAAAAACAGCCGATTGTCGACGAGTACGGCGTAGCGGCCGGGCTGTTCTTTGACTTGATCGTGGGCGGCGTGCCGATCCTGACGGCGGTTCGCTGTCTCGATCGAACGCGACTCTTGCTAGACCGGACATACCTCGGCGTCGTCGGCGACTTTATGTTCCTCGATACGCAAGGGTCCGGGCCGCCGACGTTCAACGGATCGCCGCCGTATTACACGGGTCTCGGGACTCAATTTTTGTTGCTCTATCTAGAGGCGTCAGACCTTGCCGCTATCTAGTTTTACCGCGAAGCTACTGCGCGTCACGTTCCAATTGACGAACAGCAACGCCGTGTTCGTGGGCGCGAACGGTGCGGTGCTCGGGAACACTTTGCAGATAGCCGGGCTCCGCATGTCGGCGGTCATCAAGGGCGCCGGATTCCCGTCGTTCCCCGAGATGACCCTGAAAATATTCGGTATGGAGCAAGCCGACATGAACGCGCTCGCGGTGCAAGTCGTAAGCTCGGGCAAGACGGGATGGCTACCGAATACGGTTCTTGTCGAGGCGAACAGCGGCAACGGATGGGCGGCGGCATTTGCCGGCAACATTCTAACCGCCGCGCCCGATTACGCGAGCATGCCTAACGTGCCGCTCGTCGTCACGTCCATGTCGAAAAGCTACGACCTCGTGAACCCCGCGACGCCGACAAGCTTTCCCGCGAGCGCGGCCGTGTTCGATATCATCTCGGTCATTGCGGCAAAGATGGGAATCAACGCTATCAACAATGGCGTAACCACGGTGACGAGCGGCGCGACGTATTTCCCGCAAGCGAGCGCGGATCAATTGCGAAAGGTTTGTTTCGCCTACGACATCGATCCGGTTTTCAGTACGGACGGCCTCGTCGTGACGGTGACGCCGAAAGGTCAGTCAGACGCTACGGCGCCGTTCGTGCTCAGCCCGACCTCGGGATTGCAGGGCTACCCGACGCCTCAAGCGAACGGGTTCCTTGCCGTGCGCTCGCTCTACAATCCGGCGTTCCACGTCAAGAGCCCGATTGTCGTCCAAGGAAGTGACGTAGTTTTAGACCAAACTTTGAAGGGGTCGACGACACTTAACTCAATCGCGAACGGATCGTGGATAGTAACGGCCATTACTAATACGTTAGAGGCGTCGGTCCCTGATGGATCGTGGTTTAGTGATATGATTCTCTACCCCCCGAATGCGCCGGCCGTAGGAACATGAACATAAATAAAGCTAAGGTGATAGCTCGCGAGGCCGGATTGAAACGGTACTTTACCGGCAAACCTTGCGTGCATGGGCATGTCTGCGAAAGGCTTGTAAGCGGGGGGCAATGCGTTGAGTGCATGAAAGCTCCCACGTATAGAAAACGAATGGCGCTAAACATGAAGCGACTTCGGCGTCGAGTAGGCAATACCGGAATTGAAAAACGACGAGAAACAAGCCGCAAAGCAAATCGTAAACTACGGGGAATGCCAGCGCCTACGCGCCCGTCTCCTCCGCTATGCGAATTGTGCGGCCGTCCGCCGAGAAGCCGCGCGTTAAATTTAGACCATTGTCACGGAACTGGGGAATTCCGTGGTTGGCTTTGCTCTAACTGCAATCGCGGAATAGGGATGTTAGGCGACACGGCAATATCTCTTGTCCGCGCGCTCGACTATCTGATAAAGCGCGATCCGACTTTCCGGCGGCCGACATGAGCGGCCCGGCCTTTGGTCAATCGAATGCGTCCTCGGATACGAGCGACTATAACTCGACGGACTTTATCATCCGTGCGGCGCTCTCGGGAATGCAAACCGTCAGCGTGGTCAAGGTCATTGCGGTACACGGCGGCGGCGTCGGCCCGACCGGGACCGTCGACGTTCAAGTTATCGTCAATTTGATGACCGGGAGCGGGACGCCGGTCGTTCACGATGTTATCTACGACGTGCCGTTCACGCGCGCGCAAGGCGGCGTAGGCGCGTTTATCTGCGATCCCGTCGCGGGCGATACGGGCATGGCGGCATTCGCCTCGCGCGACATCACGAGCGTCAAGAACGCGCGCGGTCAAGCGAACCCGAGTAGCAAGCGCATGTTCGATTGGTCGGACGCGATCTACTCATCGGGCATGCTGAACGGCACGCCGACCGAGTACGTTCAAACGACGAATGGCTCGGGCATCAAGGCCGTGTCGCCGGCTTCGGTCACGATCGAATCGCCCGCGAACAAGGTCGAGGGGCCGCTAGAAGTCACGGGCGCGGCGACGCTCGACTCGGCATTGCACGTCGTCGGCAATACTCAAATTGACGGCGCGCTCAATGTCAACGGGGCGATTACCTCGGGCGTCGAAGTCTCGGCGCCGATCATCTCGACGGCCGATTTGGTCGTTACGGCTGGTGGCGGGGTCAGTTTGCCGGCCGGGAGCATTTCTAGCGCCGACCTTGCGGCGTCGGGCGTGACCGCCGGCAGTTACACGAACGCGAATATAACGGTGAACGCCGAGGGTCAAGTCACGTCCGCGGCGAACGGGCTCGGCGGCGGCGGCAGTGTGACGAGCGTCGGGCTAGGCACGTCCTCGGGCTTCCTGACGCTCTCAGGGACGAACCCGGTTACCTCCTCGGGAACCATAGGGGTAGACATTTCCTCGTCTGCGGCGGCTTCCCTCGCGGCTACGGCCGCGCTCGCGACCTCGGCCTTGCAAGCAGTTACCGGGCTCAGCGGCTCCTACACGAATTGCAATCTGACGATTAACAGCCAAGGCCAAATCATTGCCGTGTCTCCCGGCAGCGGCGGGACAGTCACGAGTGTCGCGACTGGCACGGGCTTAGTCGGCGGCCCGATTACAGTAAGCGGCACGATATCGTTGTCAAGCACGACCATTGCCGACCTCGCGCTCGCGACCACGGCGTTGCAATCAATCTCGATAGCAACGGGTACCGGATTGACCGGCGGCCCCTTAGCCGCGACAGGTAGCACGGTTGCGCTGGCGAATACGGCCGTTACGCCCGGCAGTTACACGAATGCGAACATAACGGTTAATGCGCAAGGCCGGCTGACAGCGGCGGCGAATGGCAGCGCAGTCACGGACATCACTGGGTCCAGCTTCATTACGGTGACCAACGGCACAGGCCCCACGGCAGGCGTGGACTTGTCCAGCAGCTTCCAGGCTGCCTATGCCGCCACGGCGGCGCGTCCCTTCAACGTCACCCCCGATGTTCACCCGGCTAACCCCACCAGCACCAGCGGCAACACGGATGAATTTGAATCTGGTACTGCGATTGATACAGCGGGCACGCGATATGCTGGCGCTGTGCCTTGGGCAGTCATCGGACCCAACACCGGATTTTTGAACAGTGCGGTTACTAACGGGTCCGTCATGATAGGTAGCACGTCCACGGGGTCAGCGAATACCAGCGCAGTCTATGGTCAAGCCATCGCTAGCGCGTCTTCGCCCTGGACGTTCAATATAAAAATGGATGATTTCAACACAGCGGGCGGCACTTACTTTGCTGGCGTCTTTGTGGGCGATGCGACTAGTGGGGCTGGGTATTTTTTCGCGTTTTACTCAGGCTCGGTGGGTTACGTCTTTATCAATTCCCAAGTTAACTGGGCCGCTGGAAATGGTGTCACCGTTTATGATGCTCCCCTACTCCCGTATGTTGGCGCCGCAGCTTATTTGCTAATCCATTTTGACGGGGCCAACTTGATCTTCTACACTTCGGTGAATGGGATGCGCTGGCTTCAAGTTTTCTCTGTCCCGGTGCTTTCGTTAATTGGGGGACCCCCGGACACCATAGGTATGTTTATCGGGTCCACGTCAAACCAGACGCAAGTCATCTCATTTGACTATTTCCGAAGGATTTTGTGATGGACACTTTGCTACTCGACGTAGGCTTGTGGGACTTGACGCTCGACGCTTACGGCAATATCGCCGTCGCGACCGCGCCGTATTCGCTCGCTCAGGATGTCGCCTCGGCGTGCCGGACGGTGCTCGGCGAGGTTTACTACGATACGACTCAGGGCGTTGACTATTTCGGGCAAATATTCGGTAAGACGCCCCCGGCGGCCGTTT